TGACGATACCGACACAGCACAGCAAGCAGTAACCGCTGGCGATAGCGTAACATTGAAGTTGCAGATGGAAGGCAACACTAGCGGCGATCATCAACTGACTGGTACAGCGATTGTCACAAGCCGTTCAATCGGTGTATCATCTGATGGCATTAACACCGCCACCTATTCGCTGCAAGGCACTGGTGGATTAACTGAAACAACCGTTTAAGGGGTAAATTATGGGTTTGGGAGAACAGATCGCCGCAAGGCGTAACCGCGACCGCAAGGTTATTCGGGTTGATGAGTGGGGCGAAGATGGACAACCTTTGGTTATTTATTCTGGCTCAATTACCGCTGGCGACATTGATAAGCTGCAAAGAAAGCACAAAGACTTTCTGAACAATATGACGATTAGCGGAATGGTTGATCTGATTATTACCAAAGCTGAAGATGCCGATGGCAAGCGACTGTTTACGCTAGAAGATAAAATGCACCTAATGGGTGATAGCGTGGCCTTGATTGCTGATATTGCTGGGCAAATGTTTGGCGATGTTGAAAGTGTCGGGGATGCGGAAAAAAACTAAAGGGCGACCCGTTAAGGCTGAATATGCTGGCCTTGGCGGATCGCCTTCACAAGACACAAGCCGAAATTGAAGAATTGACGCTGACAGAACTGAACGAATGGTTCGCATATTTTAAGGTGATCGAAGATGGCAAATCAAAATCTTAATTTCACGATCACAGCGAAAGACCTTACACGCGGCACTTTTCGCAAATTAAACCAATCGCTGGGTCTTGTTCGCAAAGCACTATTCAACTTCAAGGTCGGTCTGACTGCCGTTGCTGGTGCGGCTGGTATTGGCTTACTGGTCAAGTCATCACTGCAAAGCATCGACACGCTGGGCAAGACCGCGCAAAAGCTGGGCGTCACCAGTCAAGCATTACAAAAGCTGCGATATGCGTCAAATCTGGCTGGAGTTGAAACGCGAACAGTCGATATGGCGGTGCAAAGGTTTACGCGGCGGCTGTCTGAAGCTGCGGCTGGAACTGGCGAAGCTAAAGATGCGTTGAAAGAACTTGGCTTGAACGCCAAAGAACTGACTAAACTTTCACTTGATGATCAAATGCTAAAGCTGGCAGATGCGTTTGATGATGTAAAATCAAGCGGCGACAAAGTGCGGCTTGCGTTTAAGCTGTTTGACAGTGAAGGTGTAGCGTTTGTAAACACGCTGGAAGGCGGCAGCGCAGCCTTGCAACAGATGTTTAGCGATGCTGAGAGCCTTGGTTTTATCTTGTCAGGTTCTGCGGTTCGTGGCGTTGAAAAAGCAAACGATCAGTTTACGCGGCTTGGCACTTTATTCAAAGGCATTGCTGACACTGTTACAGCGGCGATGGCTCCGGCACTGGGGGAGCTTGCCAAAATTCTAACCGAAGAAATTAGCGGCAAATTAAAAGGTGCCGGTGATGATACGGCTGTTTTTGGTCGGCAGTTAGCCGAAGCGATTATAATTGGCGCGAAAAATGCGTCATTTGCAATCATTGAGTTTGTAAACACAATTATCACACAGATAAACGCCGCAAGAAAAACTGTTTACGATTTCAAAAAATCATTTGGTTTTTCGATTAGCAAAACAGAATTTGCTAAATCTATGGATGAGTTCAACCAGAAATTTGAATTTTGGTCAAGCAAGAAACTTTCGGCTGATTTTGAAGCTGGTATGCTTGAAATAAAAGCAGCATTACGACCATTGGCTGATGAAGCAAACCACAATGCTGAAACATTTGATCGTTTGGCAGAAAAGCTACAAGAAATCGGCAGAACAAACAAAAATGTAAATGTTCCAGTGAAAAACTTAGTCGGTCTGTTGCAAAGAATGTCACAACAATCTGAGCGTGTAACAGACGATTTTAGCGAAATCGGCAAAGTGACATTAAACACAAGTTTTGTTTTTGACCGGCTTTTAGGCTCATTAAAGCAAACAAATGAAGAAACTCAAAAGGGAACTGAGATTGCGCCTGTTTATAGAAAGCAGTTAATGGATTTGGCTGAAGCTGCAAAAGATGTGCAAAAGAATATGGAAAGCGCAGCGGTGCGCGGGATCAAGTCGCTAGAAGATGCGCTTGTTGATGTGACTATGGGAACCGCCAGTGCGAAAGATGCATTCAAGTCAATGGCGCGGTCAATTATTAGCGATCTGATCCGCATCCAAATTCAGCAAAGCATCACTGCGCCGCTGGCATCCGCTATGGGCGGCGGTGGTGGAACGGGACTTGCAGCAAGCGTGGGCAAGTTTTTCGGCGGTTTCTTTGCCGATGGCGGCAGACCACCACGCAACAAGGTTTCTGTGGTCGGTGAAAAAGGCGCAGAATTGTTTGTGCCGGATGGCGTTTCTGGTACTGTTGTGCCAAGTGGTGCTGGTGGTGGTGTTACTGTTCACCAGACCATCAACCTATCGGCTGGCGTGTCGCAAACGGTACGCGCTGAAGTGATGGGAATGTTGCCGCAAATACAAGAAGCATCAAAGGCGGCGGTGCTTGAGGCAAGGCGGCGTGGCGGTTCATTCGCCAGCGCATTTGGGGCGTAATTATGGCTGAAAGTTATCCACTTACATTTCCGACACAGACTGGCATTGCTGCGGTTGAAATCACCGCGACTGATATTGTTTCAATCAGTGAAAGCCCTTTTACACTAGCACAGCAAGTTGTGCGGCACGCTGGCGCACGTTGGTCGGCAACGATCCGCATCCCGCCTGTGAAGCGATCTGACAGCGAATATTGGAACAGTTTTTTGTTGCGACTGCGCGGTCAGTTTGGCACGTTCTTGCTGGGCGATCCTAACGCGGCAACGCCACGCGGATCAGCGGCATCGGCAGCGGGGACACCTGTTGTTAATGGTGCAAGCCAAACAGGTAACGAATTGGCAATAGATGGGCTTCCAACATCGGCGGTCGGCTATCTAAGGGCTGGCGATTATATCCAACTTGGCAGTGCAGCATCGGCGCGGCTTTACAAAGTGCTGGAAGATGTTGACACAAACGGCAGCGGCGAAGCCACGTTGAACTTGTGGCCGGATTTGCGGTCATCACCGGCAGATGGTGCGACTGTTGTGGTCAGCGGCGCAAAAGGTGTTTTTCGGTTGGCAAGCAATGATGCCACTTGGACGATTAATAATGCCGGTTTTTATTCAATCAGCTTTGCAGCGGTTGAAGCACTATGACGCGCAGCGGTGTACCATCCGAATTTTCGACTGACAGTTTCACCGGCTTTTTGGCGGCTGAACTGCTATTTGATAGCGGTGCATTACGCTTGTGGAACGGTTACGGCGATTTGACGATTGGCAGCGATACCTATACCGGCGGCGGTTCTTTAATCGCGGTTTCTGCTATTGAAGAAGCTGCTGAGATTGGCGCAAAAGGCGCGTCAATGTCACTAACCGGCATATCAAGCAGCATTTTGGCAACCGCGCTGACCGAAAACTATCAATATCGGATTGCAAACATCTATGTCGGCGCAATAACTAGCGGCACAGTTAGCAGTTACAAAGTGTTTTCTGGCCGGATGGATGTGATGACAATCGCTGAAGAAGGCGAGACTTGCACAATTACGCTAACTGCCGAAAGCCGTTTGATTGATCTGGAACGGCCACGCTTGCGCCGTTGGACTAGCGAAGATCAGAAATCCCTTGATGCCACAGATAAAGGATTTGAGTTTATCAATTCATTGCAAGAGGCGACTATCAAATGGGGCGGCTAGTCGATTGGCCGTCACGCTTGAACGATCACATCGAGGAATGGCGGCACAAAAAGTTTGAGTGGGGCAAGGCCGATTGCGCCTTGTTTTGTTTATATGCAGAAAAAGCTATTTGTGGGGCATCACGCTTTGATGATTTTATCGGCAAATATCGCTCAGCAGCGGGTTCTGCAAAGGCGTTGCTAAAGATAGGCGCGGGTGATCTTGCAGCCAGTGTCGGGGCTAGGTTGGACGAAATAGAGCCATCTAAAGCGCAGCGCGGCGATGTTGCGCTAATAGACACGCCACTAGGCGATGCGTTATCATTGGTTGTCGGCGATAAGGTTGCCGCAATGGGCAAAGATGGTTTGGTTTTTCTGCCGTTAAGCGCGGCAAAGCAAGCGTGGAAGGTATAATATGCCACAGGCAGTCATTCCAGCACTGGTTGCAACAGCGGCAACAGTCGGCACAGCTTATGTTGCCGGAACTGTGGCAACTATCACAGCCGCATATGTTGTTGGCACGTTCGCAGTTAATCTTGCGCTAACTGCCGCATCGCAAGCACTTGCGCCAAAGCCAAAGCAGCCAAACATCGGCGGCGGCGGTAATGGCGGCATCGATCAATCAAAAACGATTACAGCCAGATCATCTAATGCCACGCGCAAATTGGTTTATGGCGAAACCCGCATTGGCGGCACGTTTGCCTTTATCGAAGCCACTGACAGCGATGAATATCTGCATTTGGTGATTGTTTTATCGGCGCACGAACTAGAGCAATTCACAACAATATATTTTAACGAAGAAGCCTTGACCCTAACCGGCAACAACGTCACCAGCCCGTCAAAATATGATGGTTTGGTTGATGTTTATCCGGTCACTGTTGGCAGTGCTGGCAATATCCCAGCAAGTTTGATTTCACAAACAAGCTGGACAAGCAATCACAAGCTGACTGATCAAGGTTATTTGTATGTGCGGTTGAAGTTTGATCCAGACGCATTTCCAACTGGCTTGCCAAACATTAGCGCAAAGGTCAAAGGTCGCAAGATTTACGATCCACGCACAACGACAACTGTTTGGAGCGAAAACCCAGCTTTGGTCATCCGCGACTATTTGACAGATACAGTTTACGGGCTTGGCGCAACGGCGGCAGAAATAGATGATGCTAGTTTTATTGCAGCGGCTAACATCTGCGAAGAAAGCGTGACCTTATCTGGCGGCGGTACACAAGATCGCTACACGTTCAACGGCGTTGTTGATACGCAAAACACGCCACGTGGAAATATTGAACAAATGCTGACTGCTTTGAATGGTTCGCTTTATTATAGCAACGGCAAATGGTCGCTGCGTGCTGGCGCATATGTAACACCGACAGTTACGCTTGATGAAAGCGATCTTGCGTCTGGATTGACTGTTAGCACCGCTATTTCGGCGCGTGACAGTTTCAACGCTATCAAAGGGCAGTTTATTAGCCCAGCCAGCGACTATCAAGCCACAGATTATCCTGCGATTACTAGCAGCACGTTTGAAACCGAAGATGGCGGTGAACGC